AAAAAGACCTACCCACTACATAAAATAGTGAGTAGGTTATTTTATTTATCTAAAGCTTTGATTTTTGTATCAATAGCTTTGTCTAGTTGTTCCTGAGCATACGCCTGCATTGCGTTGAACGTGTTTTGAACTAACTGTTCAATCACTTTCTTAGTAAAGATAAATTTTAGAAAAGATGGCACTAAATTATAGATTTTATCGACTACCATGTTAAATTTCTCAGTTCCAGCTTTCGCATAGTCTTTGTAGTATTGCTCTGCTGCTAAAATCCATCTAACAACCAAAGTCTTTAGATTTGATTTAGTCTTGAAGTAGCTAACTAAAAATCCGAATAATACTGTAATAATTGCGATAATAACTTGATTAATGTTCATTGTGTTTTCCTCCTCGATTATTTAAAACATCGATTACTTTTTCTACTTGTTCTAATCGATGTTGGTTTAATGTAACTATCTTTGATAGTTCGTCTAACTCTTTTCCGTGAGTTGTTGCTCTGTTTCCTATGCGATCAATTTCTGCTTTATAAAACTTCAATGTAGTGTTGATCTCGGCAATAGTTGTATTTAACTTGCTAACACTATCATTAAAAGTCTTAGTTATAACCGCAAACTCATTGGCTTGCTTTTTTGCGTCATCCCGGATTTTTAAATACAAGCCAAAGATACCAGCTAATAAGGCAACAACTGCCGATACAATTCCGATTGTTTCCATGCTCTCTTAATTCACCTTTTCTATTAGTAACCAACTGCCATCCCATCCTAATTCTTTTACAATATCATCATGAATCTGTTTAGCTTCAGCTTCTGTTTTTTGATAAAGCGGATTGACTAAGCGCCAGTTATACTTCTTTTCTTCTTCTTTTTCCGTGTCTTGGCATAATGAAAGGAACTTATTCCAAGTTCCTTCAGCTCTGATACGATGTGGACAATCTTTGCCACTCCAACTGTTATGTTGAACAACATTTTCAATTGGTATATCAAACTTTTCCATTAACATTTTGACTACTTCAACTGCGTTATGAAATGATTTTTCGTGCTTATTAGTTGAATAATCCGTTGAATAACAAATCTCAATACCTATTGATTGTCTATTCCCTTTTCCTTTGCCACCATCACCGCAGTGCCAGGCATTGCGATTAAGCGGAATTGCTTCGATTGCTTCTTTATCGTCTACGAAAATATGACATGAAGTAGGATTATTATTTCTCTTCATATACGTTACTTCATTACGTGCCGAAGCTTTATTGTAAGTATTATGAATAGTTATGTATTTAGGTGCCATATCATTGGGGCACTTAAGATACCATTTTTCTCTATTAATATGATCAATTATATAAGGTAATTTCATTTTCTTTCCCCTTCCTAATCCTTCACTTCTTCAAACCACATTTCCTTTAGCTTTACCCAAGGACCGTAGCTATTGTTTGAAGCATTATATCTAAATAAAGTAAATCTTGAATTATGCGAAAATAAAGTCAAATCTATAAAAAACTCAATTCTTGCATTTGTAACTATCTTCTTTACGAATTCTATGTTTCCGGGAACAACCCTAAAATTAGTATTAGATAGCAAACTGAACCAACCATAATATTGAGTTAAATTCCAATCAAAAATCATAACGATTCTTACTTTTTTCGCACCCTTAAAATATGCGCTGTTAAGTTGTGCTAAATCGACATAACCTCCATTATTAATTTCAATATAGTCTGCACGTTGCGTTATATTTATTGCGCCAAAAAATTTCGGGAACTCAGCATCATTCCAAACTCCATTTTTTATTAGATGATGTCGCTTAGGCTTTGAACCGCCTGCACTTTTCAATAAATCTGTTAGCATACTAGACCACCACCTTGTTAATTGCGATGTCAAACTTCAACGCCACAGTTGGCTTTTCACTAAAATAAAGCTTGATAGTATTATTAGCAGTCATTCCTTTGATAGCACCTTCAAATTCGACACTTGGATGTAAACCGAATGAACTTATAAAGTCTTTATCTGTACATGTTAATCCAACTAACTTAGTAGCAGTTAAAGTCGCTACAAATGGATATTTTGAATAAGTTAAATCTGATTGAATTTCACCTAAACTCAATGTTACATTTTGCCAACTTTTTGGATTTAGTTTATTGATTTTATTTTCTAAATTGCCGGCCAACGTGCCATCAATCGCATTTTGAATATAACTCTGCGCGTTTGTGATCATCTGCGTTAGTTGATTGTAGTAGTTTGTTGTTTCTAAGTCATGAATAGCGCCTGCAACGATACCGCAAAGTGACTTATTCAAGCGTGTATCTGTAATGCGTTCCTGTGTAATAGAAACGCTGTTTTTAGCGACAAATACATCAGCAATACCTAACTCATAGACATCACCTTCAAACTCTTCTGGACGCGTTAAATTTGGCGCTACAGGCACGCTTGCAGGTGTTCCTTTAAGAACATATAGGTCTATCGTTCTTGCTTGCTCATCAAGTCTAAGTACTACTCTATCAATGCGATCTAGACCACTTGCGGCTTGAATTGTCAACTCACGGTTGACAGTTTCTAAAGCAATACATCCATTAATATTCGCGGCTCCTGGTTTAACTAAAACAGTCATTCCTGTGTTTGCTACGACTTGAAACGAAGTACCACCTTTTATAACTCCATTTGTGTAGAATAAGCTATTCAATTTTCGATAATCTCTCGCATCGATACTTCTGTCGAATTCCGGAAGTCCTTCAGTTGAATATCCTGTAATTTTGGCGTTATGTGGAAAACTGAACATTATTTCTTACCTCCTAGTTTTTCTTTGAACCAATCCCATCTGTTTTCTTTTAGCAATCGATGTGGACAGTCATATCCTGCGATTGAATGATGCGTTATAACGTTATCAATTGAAATGTTATAAACATTCATCAAATGCTTAACGTATGTTATAGCGTTGTTTACTGCTTTATAATAACGATCTGTATGATAATCTTCAGCACAACATATTTCAACAGATATTGCGTGTCGATTGTATTCGCCATCATAGCCATCTCCATTAGCGAATGCGATACGCTCAAATGGAATCATTTGTATAATTTCTCTATCATCGATTGCTACATGAAATCCCGCACGAACAGGTGATGTTCTGCAGTAATTAACAACTATATCTGCTCCTTGTGATGATTTTCGTTCGTGGATCACGATGTATTTTACTTCGTCCATTGTTTCAGGACTTTTTAAAGAATGCATGCGCATATCGATAAGATTTTGTTTAACTTTCATTGTTGACACCTCCTAATATGTCGCTCAATGTTTCGTAGTCATTACCGAATTTAGGAACGACTTTAACGTCTTTGTTTTCGAATATCTCTTTCACTTCAATTATTCGTTTGTAGGCATAAACACCAACATTGCACAGTGAAGTGTTGCATAGATCACCTAAGTTATAGTCGTGTCGATATGTTCTGTTGATTAAGTTTCCATCAAAAAACTCAACCTTTGATGCTTTCTCTAGTGCTTCTTTTCCCTTTTGAATCAACATTGCACGATATTCACTTTCACTCATATCAACGTTACTATCGTTTTTCTTTCTTGAGCTTGGACCTTTGATACGTATTTCTCTACGCTCATTTCCGTTTGTCCAATCAACTATTTCAGTTGTTGGATTCGTCTTGTCGCCATCGCCAGTTACGATCGCGTAATTGTAATATTTAGCGATTGACTTACCATACTTGATATTCTCTATCGTTTCATTGTCATCGCCAAAAATAGCCCAATCATTTACGCTTTGCGTATCTGTTCTATCTATGCCTTTGTAAACTTCATAAGTCAGCGTATTATCTAAGTAATCATAGATAATACGTTGCGACAGTTCCTGCTCTTTTAAAAATTTATAAAGCGCAGTTCCTATTCGTTGGCCATCGAATTTAGTTGTTGTTTGAACACCAAGATTTGATGCTTTGATTTTAATTCCTGGGAAATATTCAGATACGATTTGATTAGCGATTTCACTATGCGTTCCTGAATACGTCTTTTCTTTTTCAAAAACTCGATTGTCTAACTGTTTTTCAATGAAATTTCCGCCGATTTTAAATGTTTTTGAACCATCAGGTTTCAACTCAAAATCTAGCGACTCAATAAGCGTTAACTTCATTACATCGTTACGATATAAGTATTTAGCTTTGCTAAAATCATTCATTTGATACTTGCTCAAGTGCAACTCGTATTCTCCGGAATCATGATATTTTTCAATCCAAATAAAAGAGTGGAATAAGTCCACTCTTAATAATTCTTGAAAATCTTTGTCTAATATTATTAATTCCATGACTAAACTCCTAAATATTCAGGATTGAAGAAGATACGCACACTTAGGTTAGTCTTGTTTAAGCTTGCATCATAACTGATTTTAGTTTGTCCTAACCCAAGTCTGAAATATGTCGATTGCTTATTGATTTTATTGCTTACGTTTGTAATTTCATCGCCACGTTTCAACTTTATTGATTTGTGGCCAACATTAGTGTTAAATATCAAAACGTCACCTTTTTGCATCTCAACGATGCATTCTATGAACTGTTTAGTTTCAGAATTAGTGATTTTTGGATTTGTAACAGTTCCGTTTTCTGCAGTTAGTTCTATGATCATACCTACATCGACGTCACCATCATTTTGAAGTGTTACAACATCGCTAAACGTTTTAAAAGAAAACACTTTCTTTTTCTCATGTTTAGTATCTGCAACTTCTGCAAATGCTAAAGGAAAATAGAAGTTGGCAGTATTCTCTGCGATGTTCTTTCCAAAGCTATCAAGTGACTTAAAGAATGGGTGCGGACATTTCAGTTCTAATCTGAAGCTTAACAAGTCATAGAAGCTTGTATACTCTTCTTCGTCGAAGTCTTGTACCAAGCAGTCAATCTGTACTTGGTGGTGCCAATAATTGATTTTTAGATTGATAACATCGTTCGGATTAAAGAAGTGTATCAACTTCTGTCTTAGTTCATCCGTAAGATTATACGTGTCGATAGAAAACCATACACGGATCAAGCGCTCATTTACTTTAGTTCCTGTAACGATAGAACCATGCTGTAATGCGCTTGACTTAGTATGTATCTTATAATCACTCGATATTAAACCTTCAATGTCAGTGATTTTGATGTCTTGACCTGTGCCAATTAACAGTGTTTTATCCTTGTTTTTAAAAGTTAAAAGTAGTATTTCTTTTTCCATCATTTAACCCTCTTAGCTAACTCTCTATTAACTCTTTCTATGCTTGAATTGACATCACTTGGATTTTCAATCGGTTGATTAAAGTTGTTTGTTTGATTAAGCGTTACGTTTGAACTTGTTCCTGGATAACCAACTGCAAAATTCATGCTTTGTCTTGGTGCGATAAAGTTCGCTAAACTGTCATAAACCTTATTGAAGTAGTGATCGTATACTGCTCCTTCACTATCCAAGTATGTTGCACCGCCGGCACGATATGCGCTTCTGTGACCGCTTGGCGCTCCTGCATCGTTATATTTCACGTCAACAACAATCGATGCACGCTTAATTGCTAAGTTGAAGTTATTCCAAAGTGATTGCGCTTGATTGACAGCTCTCTGTGCGCTTTCAGTGATTGGCTTTTCAAGTGAGTCTTTAGAACCACTACCGACCTTTTGAATTTGTTCTTCTAACTTCTTAATATCGTTATCTAGCTGTGTTTTCTGTTCTTCAGATACCAAGCTAGAATCGATTTGATTAAGCAGTTCACGTTGTTCTTTTAACTTCTCTAATTCTTCTTTTAACGCCCTTATAGCGCTTGAACTTTCGTTCAACTGACTAGCACTTAGCCCCATAGACAACAAGTCAATCTTGTCAGTGTCCATATCGTTTAGAGCTTTACCCATCGCTTCATAATTTGAAATCATTTCTTGAAATGGTTTCGCAGTTTCAACAAGTCGTTCCATATCTTCGTTTAAGTTAGCGATGTGATTGTCTTTGATACGATAGTTTGCACTGTTTTCTTCGTAGCTATCACGTTGTTTGATAGCTTCATTTATCTCTTTTTGTTTTTCTATGATTAGATCCATAGCTTTTCTTTTTTCTTCTAACGCTTTGATGTAATCGTCCTTATGTGCATCAAGCCATGCTTCCGCTTTTTTCAAATCTATCAACTTTTCAAGTTCTGTTTGTAAGTTAACGACTTCACCTTTTTGGTTGATGATTTTTCCTGTTTCTTCGTCGTATTGAAGTAACGTTGTGCCAACTGATTGATTAAATTCGTTTATCTTCTTGATTAGTTCTTCCTTAGATCCTACTAGGTTTCCATCAACGTCAACCATGTTTTTGAGTTCCGCTCCTAATCGCTCCCAAGTGTTCACTTGTGGCGCTAAAGCTCTGTCATTTTCATAGAAGCTATCATTTAGTTCTTTATATGACTTATTCAACTCCTTGACTTCTTTGTTGGCATCTTGCACTGAACTAACAACAGCGTATATTGCTGTTACGGCCACCGCTGCAGCTGTTGCCGCTAAAATAGCAGGATTTGCTTGTAAACTAGCAGTTAGTAATTTCGATGCACTTCCTGCTGCAGTCATAGCTTTCTTTAATGCAATATAAGAAGTTACCGTCTTTTGCACTGCGGTATATGTCGTGAAAAACACTAAAGCTTTTGGTGCTAATGCGATCAATGTAGAAAAGCTTTTGATAACGCCAGGAAGTGCTTTAGAACCAAGACTGATTGATGTTTTCAAAAATCCTGAAATATCTTTAGTTAAACTTTTTACTGCAGATTTCATTTCCGGAGAACGTAGCGTTCTGCCTAAATCATCGATACCTTTGTTAACATCGACTAGCCCTTCCTTTAGCGGCTCTTGAAAGTTGTCGTACATTTCAATTCCTAAACTTGCAATGTTATTAGATGTCATTTGCAGTTTAGAATCTAGCGTTTCATAGCGTTGTGATGCTTCTTTAGATAACGCTACATTTGCACTCCATGCGTCATTAGAAACGCCAAGCGCATTGTTTAATACATCGCTAGCGCTACTTAATGAAAGCAATGCACGTGTCATACGTGATTCGTTGATACCCATTTCGTTTAACAATAAAATGGCATCTTGGCCACGTTCCTTAGCTGTGCTAAGACCTTTAATAAATTGATTGAATGCTTGTGCAGCGTTCTTTTCAAATGCTACTTTGAACTCATCAGAAGTCATATTTGCAGTTTTCGCAAATGTCTCTAAATCCTTACCGCCTTCAATTGTTGCTCGTTTCATTTCAAGTAATAATGTTGACACTGATGTACCACCAGCTTGAGCTTCAATACCAACTGAAGACAACGAAGCACTTAACGCAAGCATTTCTGCTTCCGAAAAGTTTGCTTGTTTCGCAGCACCAGCAAGATTCAATGTCATTTCGACAATGTCACGTTCTGTTGTTGCAAAGTTGTTTCCTAATGCAACAATTGATGAACCAAGTCGACTAAAGTTTCTTTGATCCATTTGAGTGATATTTGCAATCTTAGCAAGTTGTGAGCTTCCTTCTTCTGAACTTAAGTTTGTAGCGTCATCTAATTGCGCCATAGTTTCAACAAAGTCTTTTAAGTTTTCAGTTCTAATTCCTAACTGTCCTGCAGATTCAGCTATAGAAGCTAATCCACTGGCTGTCTTAGGCATGACTTTCGACATATCAACTAAGTCTTTTTTTAGCACTTGCAACTGTTCATCAGTCGCATTTACCGTTTTAACAACACCAGCAAACGCTGATTCATACTCTTTACCAACCAGGAACGACGTTTTCAAAAAATCGACTGATACTTGCGTTAGTTTTACTAGAGCTTTTCCTGCGACATAGCCAAGTGCAACAGTTGAAGCTTTCAGCCTGTTTATGTTCTCTTCGCTTTGTTCAAATGAATTCGATATGACGTTTGTCTTCTTTTCGACCTCATCTGAAAAGTTTTTGATTGACGTATTCGCTTCTTTTAGACCATCTTTCAGCTGATCCAGTTCAGCTTTTATTTCTATCGTTACTGAACCATCATAATTCGCCATAATCTCACTCCTTTCGTTAGAATTCTTGTTTTAACAATGAATAATACGTATTCATTTGTTGTTGCTCTCGTTCTTTTATGTTTGCTTTTAACGCATGACGTTTCTTCAGCTTTCGAAGTTCTTCTTTTTCTGCAGAAGTCATTTTGTCCGTTATTTTTTTGCTTCTAATATTTACGATTTGAGAATGCACGCAGTCGCTTTTTAGTTCGCCAAATAAAGCAACAAACTTGAACCAGTGCATATGCTCAATTTCGTTTAAGTCTATGCTGTATTGACTGTAAAAAGCACTATAAATGTACATACTATCTTCGTTGAAATCGAATAGCTTTTGTTTGTTTGATTTTTCTTCATCTAATTTGTAAAGCGATATGAAATTCATCATCGCTTCAAACATTTTCTTTTGAATGTTTTCATCGCCAATATATTTGCCGTAAAACAATACAAGCGACAGAACTAGACGCTCATACTTATCAAGCATTTCATCTTCTAATGCTCTTAAAATCTTCAATATTGTTTTAAAATTTGCATCTACTTTCACTTCAACATTGTTGACAACTACCGCATCAGGAAAGTCATCAAGTATATAGTTAAATTCCATATTTTTTCAACGTGCTTTCTTTCGCTTTTCCAATTTCGTTCATTAGAAAATAAACAAGATTTTCTAACATTTCATGCGTAATATCGAAGTCATCGCCGAAGATTTGCTTGACTGTTCCAACTCCTAGAAGCGACTCGATTAACTCAATGCAACTATTGTTTATTGCGATCGTATCTTCGATAGTCAGCTCTTTCTTTTCGTTGTAAACGCTCATAGAAGCGACAAACTTATTAATAGCTTCGATTGTTGTCTTTGAACGATAATTCAATTTAAAATGATTGATTAACCCATTGATATTAGTGTCTATATCGATAGTACTTTTTACAGTAAATACAGCGCTCATTTTTCATCCTCCTAAAAATAAAAAATGCGTTTTTAAGGAAAAACGCTAAACCTTAACCTTTTGTGAATTGCTTTGATGCAGTATCGAATTTACCTTTTTCTAACGCACCATTTGCTTTTAATTTGATTGACATACCTAGTCCGTTATCGGCATCTCCTGAACCAGGATTTTCAACCAAGATTGTCATTGGTTGTTTAATTGCTTTGAAAGTTGTTTCATTATCTGATTCTTTCTCTGCAGTAAATACGTGAAAGATTTCTGTTTGAGCATCTTCGCCAGTAATTTGCTCATACCCAATCTTTTTGCAATGTTCCAAGAACTTGTCGCTCTTGATTAACTCTGCATCTACCGATACTTCAACTTTATAACCACTTACTGTAGTTCGTGGTGCTTTGTCGTGAATATATCGTTTTTGCTTTTCGTCAATTGTGTTACTGATTGTCAGTGCATTTACACCTTCACCAATTAATTCGGTTTGACCGTTGATTTTGGCATAATGCAGAATGTCTGAACGTTCCATATAGTTTCCTCCTATTTTTTATTTCTGTAATCTGCAGCATAAATCGCTCTATAGATATATGCTCCGTTGTCTTCTCTTCCTTCCAAAACGGCACTACTTATCATTTCCATTTTGATAAAGTAGCGCTTTTCATCAATTTCAGGAAGTTTGTTTATCTTAGCTAAAGATTCAATAAATGCACCAATGTCATTTAGCTTTCTTGAAGCAGACAAGCGTGTCATCGTGTCTTTAGCATCAACTTTATAAAATATCGAGAATGTCATCCTGACAGTTTCATTTCCGATAATGTCTTTTTTTATGACATTTGACGAATCAAAAAACACACCGATTGATGTGTTCTCTTTGATTTCTTCTAGCAGAATGTTTTTCTCTTTTAACCTTAAAATATCTAGCACTTTCTCTTTGATTTCGTTATTGACCATAAAATTTCAGTATCCTTTCAAAAAACTTAGTCCATTTGCTTTGATTTGCGACTTTCGATCGTTCGAACCACTTTTCTTTACGTTTACTATCACCACTATGATAATTCAATTTAGTACTTGTCACTTTTTTCTCGCCATTTTTTTTAGACCGAACCGAACCGGTTTCAGCATCAACCATAAGCATTCCGTGATAAACGAACCTTGCGTATGGCGTGTTCCATATAATTAAGTTGTTCGGACTATAAACACTTGGCAAAGCACTTTTTTTCAATTGTCCTTTATCAAGTGGCACGTATGGATCTGTAGTTCTTACAATTTCGCCTTTTAATCCAACAATCGCTTTTCTGCTTTTGTTCTCTAATTGCTTATAGATTTTCTTTTGAGAAAAGTTTATGCGGACCTTTGACATGTTAACTCCAAAATCTGAACATCAATTCCAAATGGATTCACTTCTAAAACAGATTGAACATTTAACTTTTCGCCGTTAAATATGACTTCATCGCCTTTTCGTGCTGTAAAGCCTTCACCTTCATATAAATGTCCGGGAACATATCGATGATTGTCGCAGTCGTTTAAATCGATCACAACTAAGATGTCATCGTTATTTTCAGTGTCTGTTTTTTGAATTCTTGAATATTTCTTCATTTCGACTTTAGTATGACTGATAATCGTTTCTTTGTACTGCATCACATTATCGACTTCGCTTAATGCATTAACTATCGTTATTGCATGCGGTCGCAAAAAGCGTGGTGTTATATGGCGCAACTAACAAACCCTCCTGAACGCAGTTTTTGGCGTATTTCAGCCACAACTGTTTGATTTATGGGCAAACCATGCCAAAAAGAATTTTCGCTTCGTACGTCGCCAAAATTGTAGCTAAATCCACTTGTTTTGACTTCTTTCAAGAAGTTTTCTTGATTCGCCATGAAATTTTGACCTCCTAACGAGTCAATGTGATCGATAATCGCTACAAGTTCATCGTTAAAGTCGCTTAATTGAATTTTATAAAATTTCCAATAAGGTATCATTTTGAGAATTGTACTTTTTAAGATTTTAGTTGAAAAAGGAAGCAAGTCATTGAACTTGTCTTGTTCTAACTTACCTCCTTGTTTTTTATAAAAGTCGTATGAAATCATCTTCCATACCTCCTTTTTTATTTTTTCTTGTTTGGTTTACTAGAAACGATTGCATCGACATCTACCGTTGCTGGTACTTCATCTTCTGTTGATGTTTCGTTGTCTGTTGCTGGTACTTCAGGTGTTACTGGCATTTCTACAGTAGGTGCTGGTTCTACCTCAGGTGCTTCTGCAGTAATTTCAGTCAATTCTGTAGCTACTTCTTCAATAACTTCTTCGTAATCTTCGCTTTTTTGAAATTGCTCGATCACAAATGGAACGACCGGTTCCAAAATAGTGCCTGACGCTTTATGTTTAAATCTAGTCATTAATCATTACCTCCTACGATGTTAAAGTTGCTTTAAAGATTAAATCAGGTGTTACAGCTTCTGTTCCGTAATAGAAAAATAAGCCGAATCCGTAAGCATCACTTAATGGAATTCGACCTTGATTTAATACGTTTACATGTACTGGTTGAGCAATAGACTCTTTACGCATTGCTAGACATTCATTTGTTTGATGTCTGTTTTCTGATACTTTCACTCCATGAAAATAACCAAATGAACGCTTAGCTGTATCTACGTTAGATGTATTCAATCCATCTAATTTCTTTCGCATTGCAGTAAACGCTTTTGTATTTAGCGTGATTTCGATGTCTTCTACATCAACGCCTTCTACATAGTCATTTTTAACATCTTTCAATGTGTTGATAACTTTATCAAGCTTGTCTGCAATGTCAGTTACTCCTGCCATTTCAACATTAGTTGCCACTTCATCAGCTTTAGCAAAGAATGCTTTTTCTAGCTCCAAAGCTAAAACTTTTCTATGATTGTCGATGCGCTTATTGATTAAGCCATCAACACCAAGCATACGTGTATCTTTTTGTTCTACTTCTTCTACGATTTCTTTGTTCTTGTCGATTTTTACAACAACATCTGCACCTTTTAATGCGTCAGCTTTGTTAGCGCCACGTGCAGTTCCATAATCTTTTGCTTTTGAGTTAACGAAACGTTTTGCAATTACTGAACCGCTTGTTGGATCGCCACTCAAGTCAGTATTTTTAATTTTGTGCGATAAAAGTGTAGCGAATACATTAGTTAATGCAGTTTGATATTTTGCTTCTAATTTTAGTTTACCGCTTGAAGTTCCTAAGATGTTTAATGAATCAATTGTTGACATTTATTTTTCCTCCTATGTCTTTAAATTAATAAAAATGTTGGAATGCAGTTGGTGGTTCTGAACCATTTTGACCGTTCATCCCATCAGTGCGCACTCCTGCACTTCCTTCATCATTTCCTTCTTCTTTCAAAAAAGCTGATGGCTCTTTTTCTTTCAACTCTTTGATAAAGTCATCTGCACCAAGAAGTTTTCCTTCTTCCAGTTTGAATTGTTTTTCTTTGAATTTAGCTGTCACAGCTTCTTTCACCAACTCACTAGAAAATTTGATGCCGTTCAAATAGTTTGAAAGCGAATGATCGTACTTGATAGCAGTAATTTGCTTCTCATAGTCTTCTTTTTGACTTTGGATCTGTGCTTTCAACGTTTCGGCATTTTCTGCTTCTTTCGCCTTTTCGTTCAAAGTGTTGATTGTTGCATTGGCTTGCTCAAGTTGTGTCTTCAACGACTTCAACTCAGCAGTTGTTGTTTTTAGCTCCTCGATTGTATTTCCTGATAAATTCATGACTTTATCAGTCAATTCATCGCTCAAGCCTAAAGCTTTTAAATCTTCACGCTTCATATTTTTTCCTCCTACGCTATTTTTACGTGGTTGCACCACTTGGACGGTTGCACTTTTACGTCATGCCCAGGACCATATAAAAAGACCGCATTTCTGCAGTCTAATTACCTAATAAAACAAAAAGAACACCAACTTTCGCCAGTGTTCTTTTTGACATATAAGTTTTGAAGATAATCGCCGGAAACGCAACCCGGATCTCTCGTAGCCCAGCACTATTCACAACACAACGGTTGTGATGCCCTTCGGCGCATGGCGCGTCTTACATTTCTGAATTCTCCACTTCCATATCTTCATCTTTATAATACACTATTTTTTAACATAAATCAATAAATTATCGCTTTCTTTTACTCTTTTTGTTTCAACCTTAAAACAAGTTATAACCGTGTTCTTCTTTCCGTACTTAAACTGAGATGAGTTATCCAAAATTCTAACAACTAGACCTAAGCTATGATTTTTATCAATTTCTTTTGTGAAAATAAAGGATTTCTTGTTCATTTTGTCTTTCAATATTGCATTTGGTAAATCTAAAATGTTTTTTATGTCATTATATGTTATTTTTTCTAATTCTGGATGATGATCTAGAATATGTAACATTCTTTCGTTTGTGACAATTACTTCTTTCGTGAATAACTTATTCTTTATTACTCCGTAATCATTCATTTCACCTAAAGAAATTGAATGCTCAAAGTTGTTATTTGCTAATTCGAACATAGTTTGATTTTTGTTAGGTTTAATTTTCTTGGTTCCAAAGAATTGAATGTTCAAGTAAAAATGATCATAATTCTCGCTTTTAAGTTCTTTTGCTTTTTCACCTAATTCTTTAATCGACTTCCTGATAGACTTCAACTTTTTCTTGTTGTCGCTGTAATCCATTCCTGCTGCTTTTTTGATTTTCATTGAAAGCATGTTTTTTCGAATTTCATTCTCAATCGCTTTCTTTTTCTGCCTGTACTCATAAACAGCTAGATTTTCGCTTTTTGTGAATGTTCGTTCGTTTGGCTCGCTTATATCTTCGAAAAATGGAAAGAATGAATGCCTGCAGTTCCAACCGCAAAGCCCATCACCATAGCCATAGCGCGTCGCCGCATGAAGACTAGGATATTTACTGTGCGTGCCACTGATTGAATAAACCTTACCTTGCCAAAGATCATGACTAGGTCTAGCTCCTTGATGACTTGTTACTTCTACAAGATCACATCCTAACTCTGCAGCTAATTGTAACTGACAGTCGCTTGCTGTCTTGTTTAACCCGGTGCGTACTGCTCTAGAAACAACAACAGATACTTGCTCGTTTCTTCCTGATGGGCTGACTATAAATGCACCAATCCCTTTCTTCGCTAAGTCGTCAATCGCATCTTTCTGTGCTTCATCAAGCGACTTAACACCAGTATCGACTTCAAAGTAAATGCGATCTAACGCTTTTCCTAAAGCTTCTTTAGCGTCGTAAGCATAGCTGTTAGTGAAATTCTGAATCTTGTTGTTGGTGAATTTATATCCTTGATTTGCTATCTCGTTGAAGCTTTGGAAATCGAGTTTCTTTTTCTCTTGTTTCAACGCTTCAGCGTAGTATTCATTGTCTTTTTCAAGACTTTCAGCGATTGTATCTCTAAACAGTTTCTTCAACTCTTTTTCTGATTTATTCGCATAATGAACTAGCTTTTCAAAGATATAACTGTCTTGAAGTCCTAACTCTTTCAACTTTGCATAGCGCCATTGCGCAGTCGCTGTCACTTCATCGTTGTGAATGATACGTTGTGCAATGTCCACGAGTATTTCTTCTTCAAAGTCGTTCCATATTTCTTGAATCGCTTCAGGAAGTTCTGCAATTTCATGTGGCGATAGCATTATTCAGCTCTTGTGAATACATCTGATTCTTCATCTTCTGTATTCTTCTTCGCTTCTTCTTCGCTTTCACCAAAGAACTTCATTCTGTATTCATGCTTTTTTCTCACACCTGCAGCAATTTCTTTCAAGAATTGTTCCTTTTCGTATTTTTCATCAGTGAAGAATGACTCGTCAAATTGAATACTGAGTTTCGATTCAGGATCAACAGCTTCGCCAAGCTGTTTCGCTAATGAAAGAACACCGGCAACAAGTTCTTTTAAGAATTCAGTAATTGCAATACGTTGCTTTGCGACGCTCTTTTGTAGTGCGCCTGTATTCGCTTTGGTGCTGTCTGTGTTTTGGTACACAGTACGACTTACTTTGTCAAAGTCATAGAAATTGGAGCCTAGTTGGCACTTGAAAGAAATCATATTCAATCCTGTTTGGATTCCTTTCGTGTTTTCTTCAACACGAATTGCAGGATTGTATTCTTCAAATAGCATTTTCTTTCCTTCAGGATTCTGCATTTCAGGAACTAACACAAACATCGATGTTTCTGCAGTCTTATCTGTATCAGGGATTGCAACTCCATCAGCCATCGTTGTTGCAACTAAGTCCTGTGACATGAATATTTTCTTTCTTCCTAAAAGAAAGTCACTATCGAAGTTGGTGTACGATAAATCTGTTGTCTTGAATGCATCTATTGCAGTTGAATAAATGCTTAAGCCTAGCGGTAGATCATCATATAAATTGTTTTCTAAGTTTGGTTTGAGAATGAAAAAAGCTTTCTTGTTAAGCGTGTAGCTTTCCACACCTTCAAATTTAGTTCTTACGTATTCATCATTCTTTTTGATAAACTCCATATTCTTAATTTTGTAAGTGCCATCTAGTTGCATTTGATGAATATGCGCATTGAAATAACTATTGTTTTCTAGCACGTAAGTTGAAATAAATGCACAGTCAATAATCTCGTTATCTTCCCACTTAAGCGGAATAATGCGATTTGGATTCTTAATGTACTTCAGTTTGATTTTTCCTTCTGTAATGATATTGTTTTTCATTTTGGCATTTGCGATCGTAGCTACAACTGCGCACGTTCCTAAAGCATACGCACGTTCAACTAACTTGTTTGATTTTACCCAAAAGCCACTTTCACCAAGAATCCCTGATTCTTGTTCTAGATCATCACCAACTAAATACTTCTGTGTTGCTTCATCATCAAGATTGATGTATGTTTTTTCGTTAAGTAAAAAACTAGCCCAATCTTCACTGACAGTCTTTGCCATATTTAACGTCGACCTAGTAGCTTCTACTGTCTTGCTTTGACCGCCTAGGACTTGGTATTTGTGGAAATTGTTTACAAATCCTTTGTACCACTGAAACCAAACATCAGTACAGTTTTCTATAAAGCTTGCGTATGAAGTTGGTGCGCTATAGCCTTCTTTTTGCAGTGCTTTAACTATTGCTTTTATGTCCATGTTTATCACTCCTTTCTAATTTTCATGCCTAAATAATTTAAAAAAGTACTAAACGAGTAATAGTGCGCATCGAATGTATCGACATCGCTACTAAAGTCATCTAGTATCTTATCTTCTTGTGCTTTTTCATCGTACATCGCTGTTGACAGCGCTTCTACTGTCATTGGAACGTTTATAAACTGCATTCTTCCGGTGTTCAATAACAAGTTATAAACAAGTATTCTTGTTGCACCATCCGTCTTGTAGCAGTCTTGGACTGCTATTTTCACTTTATTTGCGTTCAGATACTTTCGAACGGTATTGATAATTACCTGACTCGCATTATCGATGTATAACGCCATCACGTTATATCCTTGTTTCTGCAATTTTAAAACAAATTGCAGCGTTCTAGCGCAGATAATATCTGTGTCGATAGTTCCTTTAGCATGCTTGATGATTTCTTCATCAAACGTCACCATCTTGCTCCAGTTATGTTTGAACCCTGTTGCAACTAACGGCGTATGCGATTTAGTTCCGCCAATATCCATGCCGATCGTGACCATCGGAAAGTTGATTGGCTTTCCTTCCTTGAGTTCTTCTTCATGCTTGATGTATTCAAACTTTCCAGGATCGTTCGCCAATTGTTGAAACAGCAATCCTTCAGCGTTTGTCCAAAGACCTAATATGAATCTAGGATAGTAAACAGTTCCTAGATACTCTTTTTTTAACTCCTGCACGAATTTTGGATCAAGCGTAGGATTATCGTCAATCGTGTAATGTTGTACGAATGCATCAATTCCTTTTTCTTTGATTACATCGAGAAAGTCTTTTTTGAACCAGTGCCTTTTGTTTTCAGGGTTTAGCGTTCCATCGAAACAACTATACGGCTTGTCCATACGAGATTTTAACATTTCGAATACTTCTTTACTCCATGTTGCGACTTCATCGCCATAGCAATACTTTATGCTGGCACCTTGTATCTTCTTCACTTGACTTATTTTGTCAGCACCAAGTGCATAGCACGTTTCACCAAACAACTCTACCTGGTTGTTTGCTTTGATATTGCTGACTAATTTACTACCATAAATCTTTTGCATTGGTTCAATAACATTTCGCCACAACGTCGATTGCGTATTACCTAGCAATAGTACAATTCCTTCTTTTCCTATGCGTTCTCGAATGCGTCTAGGAATGATGTAGTAATCTAACCACGTTTTTCCGGAACGTGTAGCGCCTGTCTTGATATTCCAACGAGCATTAGCGTTATTCCAAAACTCTTTTTGCTTATCAGTCAGAATCATCTTTTGCTACCTCACTTATGCTTTTGATTAGCTCATCTAGCTTTTCAAGACTATCATTTGTTGAATCGCTACGAAGTTTATCTACTTGTGCTTTTAAGATTTCAATTCTAGCTTTGTGTAGCTCGTTTTGAAGTCCTTTTGTCTTTTCGACTGTGTTGATATAACGCTCAATCATAATCGCTAGCGTTGTCATTGCTTTACTCTGTGAATTCAAATAAGTAGCTTGTTTATCCCACGACTGCTGAATTTCATAGGCCGTGACATCTGAACCATCCATAGTGATTTCTTTTGTCTTATCTTGCTTATTTTCAACGTACATGATTTGCTGTGCTTTTATGATTACTGCGAATTGAATCTTGACTGAGTTCCAAAGAATTTCTAAAGGATCATCATCAATCAAGTTAGAGATTTCTTGAATGTCATCCGGAAGCCACTTAGAAAACAAACCATGTCGAAGTGCGTTTTGATTTCCTGGCGGTCCTGTTCCGTTGTGATGACTTTTAGGATTCTTTCCACGTCCGTATTTAATCTTTGCAACGTTGCACTTCTGCGTTGCGTTGCATTTCATTGTACGTCGTTCAGTTTCCCATTTTTGTCGATTCTTCCAACTTCGGATTGTACCTACCGGAACATTTAATTGACTTGCAATCTCAATTAACTTTAATCCTTCTAGGTACAACGAATGCGCCTTTCTACTGAGTTCCTTGTTACCCACATAAATTCACCTCGCTTTCTTTTCTTCGATTTCATAAATAAACCACAGAACGTGAAAGGAGGTGCGCCCTGTGGTTTATAAACAAAAAAAGCACGGTATTACGTGCTTTTAACAAAAATCAATTTTTATGGCATTGTTTTGCCCTATGCCCATTATACCACGAAAATCGATGGCACATGTGCCAACTTTTCAAAAATCATATCAAATTTTCGATAAGTTGTTCTTTTTGACCAAAAATACATACGTGCAATTTGATTTATGTTGAACCCGTGCCAATATCGAAGTTCTATTAGCTTCACTTCTTCATCAGTAAGCCTTTGTAAGAAAGTTTCTACTTTCTTCACTGCAAATAAGTAATAATCCCGTTCCTTGATTAGCTTTGACTCCTGCATCATCAATTCAGGAATGTTGTTTTTATAGATTTTTGTTCCTGTTTGGTATTTCGCTTCTTCAGGACTTTTTATTTTCGGTGATCCAATGTTATCGCCGTTTAGTTCATAGGCAAGCAATTGAAGTCTATCTTCTAGATCCATTAATCTGTTTAAATTAAACCGAAAAGCTTTAAGTAAAATCTCAATTTCCATCATTGAACCATCCTAGTTCTTTGCATTTAGCGTAAATAGCTAAAATTGTCCTTGTAGTAAAACACTTGTTATCACCAAGATGTACATATCTTTTAGTTTTGTTGAATTTAATCCAGGTACTACAATTCGATGGATTACCAAACAACGCTTCTGTGCTTGTTTCTTTCAGTAACATATAACCACAATTTTCAAGTAACTTGTTTGCATTATTCATCTTCTACTTCCTCCTGTTTCTTCTATTTCTTTTAAAAATCCGTTTAACACCGTTTGGAATATTCTGTTGTATCTCTTATTTCTCGCAATGTATGTCAGAAAGGCGTTCGTTTCCATTGCGATTTGTTCATCGTTCCCAAATACATTTACAGTACAATAATCCGTTTTCTTTTTATGCCTGATTTGGATCATCATTTCCTCCTAATTGGTTTATTGTTATTAAAATTCCCGGAATGTCGTTGTAGCGTTTTTCAATATGCTCAACTGCTACCTGTGCATCGTCATTCCAAAATTTACAAGTTGTCATACAGTCCTTGAGAAGTTTATTCAAGTTATCTGTATCAGGTTTGGTGATTTTAAAGTCACCACTTTTATTTTTTTTTGTTTCTTTAAACAACCACATCACATGAAGTTGAATTGCTCCTTTCAGTTTTTCTTTCGGAGCATACTTTGCGAGATGTCCAACAAACAGCGAACGAACACTTTTCAATTTTTCGTCTTCATAGAAAACAGGTTTCCCTTTTTGAATTGCAACTCGTTTCATTTGATGTGTCGTAGTAGGTACTTTCTTTAGCGGTATAAAGAAACTGATTTCGTTATTGCTCATGCATTACCTCTTCTAAGATTCGCAACGACATTCTAAGACCTCCGCAATACATATCAGTCATTGCTTTCTTGACACTGCATTCTGTTTCTCTTCTGACTTCTTCGCATTCGATAATTTCAGAAATCCGTTGTTTAAATTTCGACATAATTTTGTCATCCATAACTTTCCTTTCTTCGCGCGTGCGTTTGTCATGGTCATGTGTTGTAGTAGGGGTGACCAGTCACTTAAGCTGGTCACCTACCGTATACACACATGACATGTGTTTGGCGACAGACAAAAATGTATATTATATATACTGGTCGTGCGTGTCGTGTCGGACACTACGCACCACTAGCGCACTACCTTGGTCGTGTCGCAACATTACGACATTATGACACTTACGACACTACCTAGGTCATGTCGTGATTATTTTGGTTTTATAGTTCCAGTTTCTGTGTCAAAAATATAGTCTTCCGTTTCTTCAAGCCTACGCTCTATCGTTCGTTCTGACTTACCTAAATACTCTGCAACTTCTTTTTTTGTTGGCGGTTTTTCATTGAAATTAGTTAAATGTTCTATTGCTTCTACAAAGCTATCATTTAACTTTTTCTTTTTTTTATTCGCATTCTTTTTTCGTTTTTCCTTACCTTTTTGCCAGAATGGCTTGTCACCTTCTGCGTCCATATCTTGTAAAATTCCTACTTCATCCACTACGTGAATTGGATATTGAAACCATAGATTTTTAGGTTCAAACTTAGGAAATTCACGCAACGTCCCTTCAACTCGCCATGCTGTTTTTTGTTTAATTTTATTCAAATTAGATGCAATCAAGTCATCTAATTCACCGAGTTGAAGTGCTGATAAATTGTCTTCGGCATACGTTTCCATAATGACTTTACTCAATCTATCATCATCGCCAATCATAGTGTCATAGAAGTCACGTTTATGTATTTTAAAGTATTCTGCAATCGTTTCTGCAGTGATTTTATTGACTTCATATTTGTTAAAATCTTCTGTCAATTCAAGTTCCACTAAGTCGATTAACGCATCAGGATCGCGTGCGAACACTCCTGAACCACTGGCTCTGTCCATCGACTTTTTACCGCCTTGCGCACCTTTACTATGGTGGTGACAATAGATGACTGCAGCTCCCAAGTTGCTTGCTACCTTGTCGAATTGATTACAGAAATGCGCCATTTGGTCTGCGCTGTTTTCATCGCCGGTGATGACCTTATAGATAGGGTCTATGATAATTGCAATGTAGTCTTTCTTCTGCGCTCTTCTTATTAGTTTTGGAGCGAGTTTATCCATCGGTACACTTTTACCCCTCAAGTTCCAAATGTCGATATTAGATAAATTATTTGGAGCTATTTTCATCGATTGGTAAACATCTTTGAATCGATGCAAACAAGAAGCACGATCAAGTTCTAAGTTTACATACATAATTTTTCCTTTAGCGCAATTCCAACCTAACCACTTTTTTCCTTCGGCAATTGCAATGCACAATTCGATTAATGCATAACTCTTCCCTGCTTTTGATGGACCAACAAGTAACATCTTATGTCCTTGCCTTAAAACGCCATCGATTAACGGTTCGGCCAACGTTGGCATGTTATCCCAAAATTGGTCCAATCCTTCAGGTTCCGGAAGGTCATCGTTGATTCCTTCTATCCATTCAAACCATTCATCCCAGGAAGATTTTCCAATATTTGTATCAATCAAAAATTGCTTGCGACCATTTCTTTTAACACCAGGAAGTCGAGATAATCGGCTAGGATTTCTGTTTTGAATATCAATTGAAAGTCCATTCTTTTGACACACTTTATATAAATAATCTACACGCTTTTTATATTCATCTTCGCAACTTGCGTGTATTTTGACGATAGCGTGAATTGATTTCTTACCGCTAAAAACAAGACACGCAACAGGAAGTTCTAATTGTCTTATAATTGCGTTTTGCTTATCTAAATCCATGTTGTCAGATTCAACCAAAGCGTAACGATAATCAACAACGTTGCTATTCTTGATACCTTTACCATCTAGTGGATTAAATCGAATCCAAGCCCCTGCTTCTTCTTTGTAGTCGCCAAATACCGCACCAATGTCGTTTTGATATTTTCCTAATTCTTGAATCAATTGGCCCGCAGTTTTATCAAAACTTCCGGAAGTTGGAATATGCTTTATCTCGCCGGTTTTATCATCGACTTTTTGGTAAGTTGCTGTAACATAACCGACGTTTTCGTTTGACTCAAATAACGTTTCCAAGTACTTTATAATTTCTTTGCTTGGATTCCATTCGGCATCACTTGGCTCTTGAATTTCTTTGCCTTCTACCCAGTTTTTGTCGATGATTGTATAGTCATCTTTTGTGATGACATCATCCCAAGCAAGTTCATGTCCGCCACTAGAATCTTCTTCAAAATAAGATAATACCCCCTGTTCTTTTGCAATTTGAACTAATGTTCCTCCTGTTACTCCATCACCTTTGAATGTGTTCCATTTTTTCTCACACTCTCCATCATTAAAACGTCTTTCATCACGTTTAGACCAATTAACCCATTCTCTTACCGAATAACCTTCGTACTTTAAACTAAAACCTATTTTTAACCACTCTTCATAACTCAATATAGTAGGGTCAATTTTATCAAGTATTTCTAATAAATTTATACCATTCATATTATATTTTTATCCTTTTATTGTTCGCTTGTACTTTCATATCTACCCATCTACAATTTGATGGTTCATAATTTCCGTCAGGATTTATTCTATCTATAGTACATTTTCCAAATTCAGCATTAGAATCATAACCATTTAATAAAGCCCATTCTTTAAAATTATCAAAACTACTCATCCATTCAGCACATACGAATATTCCTCTTCCACCATAATTAGGGTACTGTTCAACGTTCGGATTGCTACAACGAGCTTTCATTGCTTTCCATACATAGTATAAACGTGTATTTGACATGCCATGGGTTTTCATTCTTTCTCCCATTGTGTATTTCGAAGAAGCACATCCACAACTCTTCGTATGACCATTTAATAAGTTTTCTTGTATTACTTCTGTCTTATTACCACAGTCACAATTGCATTCCCACACTGGATTACTCCCTTTTCTTTTTTTTTGATTTTGAAATTACAATTAGCTTCCCGAATTTTTTATTTGTTAAATTTTTTTCTCTAGCTTTCCTCAGTAAAAAAGATTTATTACACCCACAACTTGTTGTATTTCCTGATATTAAATTACACCTTGAAACAATAATTGTATTCCCGCATTCACATTCACAGTTCCAAAGTGAATTTTTGCTTTTTTTATTATTCCTTGAAATAACGATTAGTTTATTAAACTTTTTTCCTGTTAAATTCTTAAAATTATTTACCGTTTTCATAACTGACCTTTTTCCCTAACCAATTCATCAAATAATTGGTAATATGTTTTTTTTAATTCATCTATTTCTTTTGTTGATTTCAAAATATAGTCAAAAATAATGTTGCTTTTTATAGAATTAGAATTGTAATCATATATAATTTTCCATTCATTAGTTTTTGTAATATTTTGATTAAAATATTCTTCAGTAACATCTTTTATCAAACATAATGCCTTGCTTTGATTGAAACTTATATTAATTAAGTTTTCTTCCATAGTCATAATTAATTCTTTTGTTGAAATTGAATGCATAATATAAAAACCTCCTATTTTTTCATAGTTGAAAACAATAAGAGGCATAGTGTATAATTTATCTGCACTCTTATTGGGTGTAGGTTGAGTAACACATTTACTATTTGGCGATAGGTGTTACTCTTTTTTTATTTGATTAATTTACTTACAACATAATCGGTTAAAGTTTTGCCGCTCTTTTTGGCATTTTCTAAAATGATTTGTTTTTCTTGTTTTGTAAGTCTAATATTTAATCTTTCGTTTCTTGGGTTTTCCAATGGTGGTCTACCCATTTCTTTTTTAGCCACTTATACTCCTTTCTATACTATTTGGCTACCCATATATTACATAATACTTTTTGGGATGTCAATAAGTATTTATAAAAGAAGTTTTTACACTATGCTATTCAATTTTCAAAGAACTATTTTAATTACGCTCCTTTCGGAACGTACTCTGATGGAATGATACCTTTAGGAATTTTCCAACCATTGACAGCAATTCTATCTATTAGATTTTTAGCGTCCTGAATATTCCAAGTGCCTACGTGCTGAAATCCTTTTCTTTCTAAGAAACGAATTTGTTTTGGTGTAGAAAGTCCTTCATCACGACGTTTATTCAATCTATCAATAAGTTTGGCTGCTTTTCCTGCGTTTCCAATTTCATCAGGAAGTATTCCCATTTTCTCTAATATCTTCAATTGTTTTTCGCTTGGCGGACTCATTTCCCAGCCAAATGAAGGAGTGTAATTTGATAAATCTTCAGCTTGAATACTCAATTCAAATTGCAATGGATCTACTAATCTCTTTTTGCGCATTTTCATTTCTTCAAGCTTTTTCGCTAGTGCTTCTTCTCTAGCAGATATGACATCTTCTTTCGCTTCTTTTTCAGCTTCTTCGATGTCAATCGGACATCCTGCTTGTTCTTCTAAATTCTTAGTCATTTTCTTTGCGACTTCTTCATTCTCACAAATTAAACTTGCAGGATGACAAAGCTCATGTCGTTCTGTGTGCCATAAGAAATCTAATAATAATAAATGGTCTTTACCAGGAAACAAACGTGTTCCTCTTCCTACCATTTGACTATATAAGCTTCGTACTTTCGTTGGTCTTAGAACTACAACACAGTCTACTGATGGACAATCCCATCCTTCAGTGAGAAGCATTGAATTACATAAAACATTATATTTTCCGTTATCGAAATCTTTTAAGATTTCAGTTCTATCCTTACTATCGCCATTGACTTCTGCAGCATGAAATCCTTTTTCATTCAAAATATCTCTAAACTTTTGAGAAGTCTTTACCAAAGGCAGAAACACAACAGTTTTTCTATCTTTGCAATGATTCAACATTTCTTCTGCTATTTGGTATAAATAAGGATCTAATGCCGTTCCTAAGTCACTTGCTTTGAAATCACCGGATTGTTGCCCTACTGAACTCAAGTCCAATTTTAAAGGCAATGTCAAAGCTTTTATAGGCGATAAATAACCTTCTTTAATTGCTTTCGCTAAGCTATACTCATAGGCTAGACTTTCAAAGAATGTTCCTAAGTTGCGCATATCACCTCTATCAGGTGTTGCGGTAACTCCTAATACATTTGCTTCATTGAAATGTTCTAACACTCTTTGATAGCTATCACTGATTACATGATGCGCTTCATCAACTACGATTGTGTCAAAGTAATCATTTTCAAATTGTTCTAGTCGCTTTGGTCTTTGCAACGATTGAACAGATCCAACGACAACCATGTACCAACTGCCTAAACATGATTGTTCTGCTTTTTCTACTGCACATTTTAAACCAGTAGCTTGTTCAAGTTTATCTGCAGCTTGATCAAGTAACTCACCACGATGTGCCAATACAAGCACACGTTGTCCTTGTTCTACACAGCTTTCAATTACTTTGCTGAATACAATAGTTTTGCCACATCCCGTAGGCAATACAAGGAGCGTTTTGCGCACTCCTTGTTGCCATTGTTCAAATATACTTTCCTTAGCTTCAGCTTGATAAGGTCTTAATTGCATTATTTCCAACCGTTAAATTCTTTAGTTTCTTCTTTTCTAGGATAGAACTTTTTGATTTGATTGTATGTATTACCGTTGTAAGTATTTGGTTCAACTTTACAACGTCCACTGCACCCTGGCACTGCATTCCAATTCATTTTGAATGATTCTCCATCTTTCTTTAAACCAATTGATTTGAAAAATGCAGATAACATTCTTTCAGTCGAAGTATGAAGAAATAAATTATGATAAATACTTACGTTTTCGCCATTATAAGCAATCTTGATTTCAACGGTTGCTTTGTTGCATGGTGGAAGTTTTTCTGAACCATTGTGTCGACCACGTTCGTATGATCCTACAACAAAGTCGTAATCACCGGCAGGAAGTACAATATACTCTCCGCCTTCTTGTGAAATTTCGTCATCCCAAGCTAACTCTCGTTCCTGGTTTAGTTGATTATTATATTGTGTCATTTTAATGTCCTCTTTTCTTTCTAAAATGGTAAATCATCACTTGAAATGTCTAGCGTTGGTTGGCCAAGGTCAAGTACCGGTTGCTTTGCTTCATTGATTGCTTTTAGTACTTGGTCCCATGCGCCAATAAACGCTCCTTCGATAAAGTTTTTTGGATAATTTTTAAACAACATTGTTCTAGTAACATATCCTTTTTTTGCGGCAATATCTTTTAAATCGCTTACTGTTACATCATTTGCCAACATTAAGTCTTGTAATGCTTTTGGAAGGAAGTTAAACTCACTTTCTTCTTCAGTCATTTGTTTTTGTGCTTGTATTGGTTTTGTTGTTTGTGTTGGCTTTTCTACTTTGATTTCAGTAGTTTTCGGTTTGTCTTCTACAACTTCGATTTCTAAACCGAACGTTCCGGAAAGAATAATATGTTCGATGTGTTTATAATCAAATTCCAATTCTTCAGGTAGTCCATGACGATTTTTAGCATCCCAACAAGGGTGGTGCGAAGTGTACATAATTCTACGACCGCCTTGTGCTTTGTTTTTCCCTTTAGCAGCACCTTGGTTATCAACATTTACGACTACTGTTTTATAATTAGCGAATAGAATCATATCAGCCCATTCTTTCAATAATGGTGCTGTTTTCTTTTGGAGTTTTAACTCCCAACGATCGTATGCACCGATTTCGTCCGGTTGTTCGAATTTACGCATCATTGCATGTGCAGTAAACACAACATTGATACCTAAAGGAATTAATTCGCTTAGTTTATTTAATAAACGACCAAATTCTTCAGCTAGGTAAACATATCCTTTACCATAGCCCATGTCTTCAATACCCTTGATATTCATCTTTTGGCAGATATTATCGATACATAATAACTCTGTCCAGTCCGCAGTATCGATTACTAATGTCGTACATAGATTGCAGTTATTTTTAACGTATTCAATTTCCTGAAGCAACATTGCCCAACTTGTAGGTTTTGGCAAACGTCGTACTTCCATATTGTTTGTAGAGTCTTCAACATCAATAAATAAAGCGTTCGGGAACTTACTTGCAAACGTTGATTTTCCAATCCCTTCAGGACCATAGACTACAATTTTCTGAGCCTTAGCGATTTTTCCAGAATTTATTTCAAACATTAAAATGTACCTCCAAATTCTTTTAGTTTGCTTGTTGTTTCTACTTGTTCAGCTCCTTTTACATAGCCGTCTTCAATGATGATTGAACATTCATCACCAGTAGAAACACGTGTTGCGATAACTTGCAATCCTTCTTTTTCAAGCCATTTTCCAAACTCGTTCATTGTTTCAATGTCCATTTGTTCTAGTTTGTCCATTAACACAAATCCACAATCAGGATTGATTTTTCTAACAATAGAAGTAGCAACTTTCAATTGTTCTGAGCCGCTCATGTTATCCCATTCTTGACCTTTATAAATCAAGTTTCCGTTTTGAATATTTAATTCCGGAAGTGGCAAGTTTGCATTGTTTAATAAATCTAATTTAGACTGACGAACGCTGTCGATTTCAGTTGTAAGTTCTTTGTATTGATCTGCGTAGAACTTAGCATCTTCTTCAGCTTTCTCTTTGTCCAAATTCTTTCTAATCTTGGCATTGATTTCTTCAATATTCTGCAAGTTTTGTTCCAACTCTGTAGTTGATTCATCTTGCAATTGCTCGCTTGTTTTCAATGCAACTTCTAAATCTTTTGTTTTGATGTTTAGTAGTTCTTCTTGTTTTAGTAGCTCTTCTTTTAAAAGTTCTACTTTTCGACTTAAAGCACTAACTTCAACACTTAGATTATTTGCTTTATCTCTTAGACGTTGGTTTTCACCATTACGTGCCAAGATTTCTTGTTGTTGTTTAATCAACGCAGCAGGTGATATTAAATTTTCAGGAACATCGTTGTAAAACTCCTGTTCATCTGCAAACTTCTTTTTTTGGTCTGCGATTTGGCCAATCGCAAGTCGTTTGTTGTAAAGTTCTGTTTCTTTGAGTTCTAGCTCAACAATCTCCTTTTCTAGCCCAATGATTCGCAACATTGTTTTTCCTTTGTCCTTATTATTCATCTGCATGAACTTCGGAAGATTCAATGCTAACTTTTCGACAAAACTGTCTAAAAGTGTTTGTCCTGCTTTCTGACCGCTAGGATCTGTAACTTTCAATGTACTGTTTTTGCCGATTCGTTCAACGATCAGACCATTTGAAAGTGTCACTTTCAAATTTGGTGGAATGATAGATTCATCATTCTGTGGTCTGCTTGGTTTAAAAGCGTCACCGCCCAAAAGCCATGCAACAGAATCAATGACAGATGTTTTACCTTGACCGTTTCGACCGCCAATAACAGTCAAGCCGTTTTCTGTTGGTTCTAACGTTACAGCTTTGACACGCTTAACGTTTTCGATTTCTAACTTATTAATTTTGATTGACATTATTTATCCTCCTGACCAAAGATTTCATCCCAATTAATTCTGGGATTGTCTATATTTATTTGTTTGTCATCGAAAAGTTTGATAATGTACTTCAGCTCATTACCGTGCTGAAACGTTAAATCTTCTAAATTTGTATCTTTTACAATTTTAAAAGATTTAATCTTTATAATTTTGAGACCATAGCAAGTTTCTGCCAATGCATACTCCTTGTTGATTATTCCAGAAAGCCATTTTTCTTCTATTACTTTCGGACTTAATAACCATGTGTAGACAGGTGCACCTTCCCCATAGTTATCATTTTCTATTGCGTATTGATTAGTTTCTGTATCAGCGTGCGTATGCACGCCTTCAATTAGAATCATTATGTTTTCCATTTTATTTTTCTCTCCTATTTCCTTCTTCTTTTAGTTTTCTAATATGAAACATTCGATCAACCCAATCCCCTTCAAATGATGTGAACTCATCGATTAAATTTAACGGTATTATATATTCTGCATCTCTGTAGTCGTTTCTTCTAAGTTTTCCCGAAAGCCAATCTGAATCAATTACATCAATGTATCCAGACTCATATATTATTTTCAAAACTTCATCACCGGTAATAACTTCACATATAAGTGCCACTACCTTTTCAAAATCTTTTATTACTGCTTCGTATTTTTCATTTTCGTAATCTTTTAAATAAACCTTTTTATCCATTTTCTTTATTTCCTTTCTAACGTTTCACGTAGAAATACGTTTAAATCTTCGTTATTTTTGAAATACAATTCTTTCATACGGTTAAACCAAAGAAATAATTGTGCTGTTGCGTGTTCATTTGTTGATTTTTTAGAAATAAGTACCATATAGCTATTTGGAAATCTCAGCACAATACAATCAGCATCATTTTGAATAAACGTTTGTGTGATATATTGCTTTAGATCCTCTTGTAATTCCACTTTATTCATATTCAATATGACCTCTTGTATCTAACTTGCTTTCCTCATTTGATACGAATAGATCGTATCTCTGCACCTCTTCACGCCAGAAGCTGGCACCGCAACTGTCTAATATAATACCTGGATAAGATACACCATCAACGAAGATGGTTACTTCATCGTAAAGACTGTGGATTCCAAATCCATCTGGAAGGCTGTTGTATTTAGCGCACGCCCCTGTTTCAGCATAGAAACAAGTGTATGTAGCGCCAGCTAAGACTAACTTATCCTGGTACGTGTACCAACCTTTTTCATTGATTTGAAAATCGTCAGTACACAATCCGCTAGAAGTGCATGATCCACTGTTTGTTGAGTCGTTTTCCCAATACGATGTGATACGTATAGATCTAGGTTCTTTTGCTTCTACCAAAGCTTTTTGTTCAATTGTTATTTCTGTTTTAGCACTATTTAATTTGTATAAATAGCTATAGTCGTCATTGATTTCTATTTTTTTAGGGGTAATCAATGTAACGATTACCACTGCTATAATTCCAATCGTGAAAATCATTACAAGTTTTTTAAATTCGTTTAGCTCCATTTGATACCTCCTAAATTTATTGGTATAATTTGATAGGGATAATATTCCCTTTGTTGAGTTTTGGACTTTCCTTTTTGCTTGGTCGGCGGTTAGGAAGTCCTTTTTTGTTTCTTTGCAGCACTTCAAATTTGATCGTTGCTGCGTTTGATAAATTGGCATCGCTATAATTCAACAAGAAGTTGTTTACTTCAATGTTTGTAAACAAATAGCGTTTACCTCTTTTCATTGCTTTGATAGCACCATACTTTCTTAGCAGTGCTATCTTTTTAACGCTCATATTGAGCGCTTGAGATAGCTCTACGGTAGTGTATACTAATTTCATGTTTTGTCCTTCTTTCCAAAAATCAAAATCAACGGAATGGCTATGCCTGCACAAATGAATGCAAACATAATTGATTCAAATACTACGCTTATCATTTTTGTAAAGTGTTGCATTGTGCCTCCTTTCTGTTTTCTTGCATTTACGTAAGTTATTCGGTAAAAAAAATAGAATTTACATCTTCGTTACTTAAATTTAAAGCTTTTTTTATCGTTTGAATCTCTCTTCTATAAAAATCAGTATGTCCATTTTTCTTTCTATATAGAGTTACAATATCGATTTCTAAAATTTGAGCTAACTTTTCGTTTGTAAATCCGTGTTCTACCATTTTCGCATCCAATAATCTTTTTTGCATGTTTATCACCTCTTTTCTTACGTTTGCGTAAGTTAATGATAAATCCTTTTTATTTTTAAGTCAATACTTAAATGCAAGTTTTTTATTTTTATTCGCCTTTACTCATTGCAAAAACGCAAGAAAAAGCATATTATATTATTGAGGTAATAAAAATGGATATAAAAGAATTGATAAATAGAAGAAAAAATCAATTAAAACTGACTTATCTTGATATTGCGAAAGCCTGTGATGTCAGTGAAGCTACTGTTTCTAGATGGGCTAGTGGTGAAATCGGAGATATGAAAAGAAGTCGAATCGCTGCTTTAGCTAAAGTATTACAAGTTCCGCCAAGTGTTTTAATAGAAGATGACGGTTTCGAAGAAGATCCAAACATTTTGAAATTAGAACGAACTTTAGAAAAAATATCAGATTTTTTTCAAGATAATGGATTTTCATTAGATTTTGATACTTATGATTGCGACAAATATTTATTGGTTAAAGACGGAAAAATAGTAAACGCGTTTAACCTTGCGGATTTATTACTTTTTTATGAAGATGCAAAAAATCACGGTAATTTCAAAAGCTTGCCTGCAGCATATACAATTCCAGTATTAGGGCTTGTTCAAGCTGGTGTTCCTATAACAGCTGTAGAAAACATAATCGACTATGAAGAACTTGATCCAAAAGAATACAAACGTCCTGAAGAATATTTTGGTTTAAAAATAAACGGTGATTCTATGGAACCAAAACTATTTAAAGATGATACAGTCATTGTCCATCAACAGTCTTCAGTTGAAAATAATGATATAGCAATTGTCTTAGTAAATGGTGAAGATGCCACTTGTAAAAAGGTGACATTTAACGATCAAGGCATTATATTAGTGTCTTTGAATCCAAAGTACGAACCTATGTTCTACAGTTTAGAACAGATAGAAACTTTGCCTGTAACAATTATCGGCAAGGTTGTTGAATTAAGAAGAAAGTTTTAAAGAAGGGGTATTTATGTTCAAGAAAAAAATAGATATATCAAAACTTACAGATTATGAGTTAAAAGAAAGGATTGAAATACTTAAAAATTCATTACAAAATTTTAAGAAAGATGATCCTGTGTTACCATTCTTTCAGGCTCATTTAAAGAAACACCAAGAAGAAATGAATAAAAGAAATTCATTATTTAATTAAAACTAAAAAAGTCCCTGAGCGCCGACCAAAGCGAAGGACTTTAAGTAGAAAAACTATAGCAACCACTATAAGCTTTTTCTATTCCTTATTTTAGCATAAAACGGAGGAATTTGCATGAAAAAATTAGATTATATCTATGCGGTTTATTCTAAACAGAATAGAAAAATACGTGGATATACTGTCAAATTTAGATATTTTAACGTAGACGGTAAATCTAGTATTTACGAAAAATATTTTTCTATAACTCATTATGAAAATGAAAAAGAGTTATTGAAAGCTGCTATAATACACAGAAATGAAATGCTAGTAAAAGCCGAACAGAAAAAAATAACAGAAAAAACTGAATTTACTGTTCGCGAAGTTTTTAATCAAAGTCTCAAAGTGTTCACTGCACGATTGGCCACACTGAATAAACGCATCAAGCGTTATAATACGTACATATTGCCAAAATTTGACGGCATGAATATCCAAAAAGTAAAACGTATAGATGTGCAGCTGTCACTCAATAGCATGATTAGAGATTGTAGCGACGACACCATAGCGAATGTATATCAGATTTGGTGCTTAATTTTCAAAACGGCACGCATTATGCAATTAGTCGACATAAATATCATGGAAGAAGTAATCAAGCCTAAAAGCCAAAAAATCACGCTAAAACGCAATGTCAAAACTGATTTCGACACATTCCTGAAAGTGATAGTTGCTTTAAACGTTCATGTCGATGAACGTGAGCAATATCAGCGTTTTAATAAATTGCTTATCTACGGTTTATGGATCATGTTGTACACTGGTTTAAGACCGGCAGAAACGTTCGCCTTAGAACGTAAAAACATTGACACAACTTCCTGGATAATAATTGTAGATAAATCACTGGGAAGTGACACAGAACATCTAAATATTAAGCGCACCACAAAGACAAAAGATTCAATGCGTATCATTCCAGTTGTGAAAGAATTAAGACCTATTATTTTAGAACTTTTAGAGTATGCAGAAAGCGATGATTTATTCAGCGTTAATGGTGAATTATTTAAAGTTAAACGTGCTACCGATAAGATAACACACATTTGCAGACTGGAAGGAATAAACTTTACTATGTATATGCTACGCCATAAATTCAGTACCGACTTAGTGACTAATAACGTAGACCCTCGAACAGTTATGGAACTGATGGGACATTGCGATCCTAAGATGACAATTAGTTACGCTCGTTCTGATTTGGCATTAAAACAAGAAGTTTTAAAAGAAAGAAAAATATAGTGTTATTTTTAATTTTTGTTCGACATTTTGTTCGACTCAATTTCTAACAATTAAAAAAAAGCCTATAAATAAAGGTTTAACAGCATTTATTGTATTTATTTTAGTCCCTTCATCCGCACCATTATTAGTAAATGCATAAGCCTTAAAAATAGGCTTAAAACTTGTAAAACCCTTTATTTAAGGGCTTTTTTTATGTTATAAAGTAGTTAGTAAAATTCTAATTTATTTGTTGTTTAATTTACTTCTAATTATAGAACCAATAATATTTCACATATTTCTTAGCACTTTCTAGCTTCACCTTTCTTTTCGATATTCTTACGTTCTTTTGCAAGAATTGCATTTACTTCTTCTTGCGTGAATGTCTTTACAGTTTCTTCAGCTTTTGTGAGTACTAGCGTTCTCTTGATTGTTTGCTGATACTTCTGTAGTTGTTGGATTTGTGTTTGTTTCTTCTGGCATTGATTAGCCCTCACTTTCTGTCATTTTTAAGACTTGGTTGTCTCACTTTATTTTTTTCTTTAATGTCTTTAACCAAATAAAAACCAACCTAATCTATTAAGTTGGTTAGTTATTTAATAAAAATTGTTCTGTTTCATCATCTGTTAAATCGCGAAGTTTTATCCTCTTTTTCTTGCAATATTCACGCATAGCTTTAAAATCAAACTCTAATTTAAAATTAGGCAAGATACCAGAAATATCAATATCTGACATTTCTACTAACTCGTTATTTTCCACTTGCATAGTATCTTTCATATAAAATTTTAGCCCCTTCCTCATCTATATACATTGTTCTAGTTTTTCTATTTATTAATATTGCTCCAAGTTCTTTTTGGTAATACTCTATTAAACTTGATTTTGCTTTAAAAGAAATAAAACCTTCAAATCCATTTTCCATGCTTTGTTTTACTACTTCTGCAAATAAATGGCTTCCAACACCACTATACTCTTTTTGTTGTATCTTTTTATTATGCCTACTATTAAATGGAGCACTTTCAACCAACCCAACGTTCACAAGCAAATTTTTTTATCTACTTTACTCGCTAACAGGCCTTGAATTCTATCATCTTCATTTGCTTTTAGTTGATAAATCTTATGCCCTTCTTGCTGACTTTTGAACCAATCAAATTCCCAACCTTGTTGTTTTAGTTCTTTTGCAAATTTTTTAGTTATTTTAATTTCTTCGACAGTAGTGTCTACTATTTTGTTATCTGACAATCTTCTTAAGCAAGGAGTTAATTCATCTATTTCAACATCTATATCCTTGCCTATATTGTACGCCTTTTCTTTTTCTTTCTCAATGATTTTAGGTCTTTTCTCATTGATTTCCACTTCTACGCTCCATTCTTTTTCGTCACTCAATACTGGAATGTAATCAATCATCACACTCCTACAAAAAGGATGTAAAGGTAGAGTATTAATACCTATCTTAGTATCTTCAATCGCCACAATTTGATTATTGTGCTTTCTGCATAAGCTACTCGTTCTACTGTCTAATGTCGCTATGAATTTACGCTTTGTTACTCCTAATCGCTTCGCAGCTTCTAAATCATCCATATTCACGATATAGATTGCTTCAGTTCTAAGCAATCGATAAGTTGCGTATTTACCCAT